ATAGAGATTGTTTATAAAAAGATATCAGATCTTAACCCTGCTCAATACAATCCCAGAAAACTCACCAGAAAGGAAAGGCTGGATCTTGAAAGAAGCATTAAAAAATTTGGTATTGTAGATCCTGCCATTGTGAATATCCATAAAGACAGAGAGAACAATATTGTCGGTGGTCACAAAAGAGTTGAGATCATGCAGGGGATGGGTGAGAAGTATATGCCATGTGTTGAAGTAGATCTGAATGAGGAACTTGAAAAGGAATTGAACATAAGGCTCAATAAAAATCAGGGTTCATGGGATAGTGAAAGACTGCTTGAGTTTTTTGATGAACAGGAGCTTTCAGATTATGGGTTTTCAAAGGGTGAAATGGATGAAATTCACAAAGAGTTGAAGAAATCTCAAAAAGTGTTGGAAACTGATTTTGAAGATGATCCCAGATATCCAATTGTCCAAAAATATGATGAAAAATATAAAGCAGTTATCATTGTCTGTGAGAATGAAACAGACTTTTTGAGCCTTTCTGAAAAACTTCAACTCTCGAAAATGCAGGATTATAAAAGTCCAGATGTCAAAAAAACAAGTGTACTTTCTTATAATGAATTCGCTGAAATATGGAATGCAAAATAATCATCAGGTCTTACAAAAGGGCTGATAAAGTACTGGCAACAGAAGTTTTCGAGACAGCTAAAATCTGTGTTCCTGAATCGCAGGAAATAGAGTACAAAGAATACAACCCGAACCATGAAATTGTAACACACCCAGATAGCGTTATTGGCTTACCTGCAAAGAATAACTGGATGTACAAAAAGTTTGGATCAGTATTTTTGTGTGACGATGATATCCATTCCATGAGAAGAATGTACGCTGAAAAAAATGAAGAACAGGTTGTTCCAAAAGGTAAAACGGATGAAATCGTTGAAGAAACTTATCAACTTGCCAAGTGTTTAGGAATCTATCTTTTTGCATTATCCAAGCGATACGCAAATATGTTTTATGATTCGATGGAACCAATTCATTTATCTGGATCCGTTACAGGTGGAATGTACGGACTGAGAGAGGGATCAGGATTGAGTTGGGATGAACACATCAAAACTGGAGAAGATCACTATATATCGTTGCTCAATGCCTATTATCACAGGAAATGCTTGATAGATGATCGGTTTGCATTACAGCAAAAAGACACTTTCGCACGAAGGGGCGGTTTAGCAGAGTACAGGGATAAAACCACTGAAAAGGAAACTTTTGACTTTCTGAGAGCAGAGTTTGGTAGTGCAGTTCAGCCTAAAAACCAACAGAACCAACAGAGAGCAGACAAAAAGAATCAATTTGGAAGGTCTTTAAAAATACCTTTTTAACGCTTTAATATGATCGTATAAATTGTTAAATTACAATCACTTAATAATCGCTAAAACATAAATAAAACCAAAGGCAAACATGGGTTTTCACAAAATAAGAACTAAAAAAGGATATCTACTGTCAGAAATGGCTTCAACTCTCCAGAAGTCAATAAGAAGGGGTGATACCAAAATAGCAGGATTCAGCGCACTTGAAATGTATGAATCAGGATATTGGCGTTATCTCTGGAAAAGACTTTACACCATAAGCGCAGAAGATGTTAGTGGATTAATGACCAAAGAGATCCATGCATTATTCAATGGATTCCTATTACAGAATGAAAAACAGCGTAGCAAAATGGCTAAAGGTAGAATCTTTATATCGAAAGCTGTACTATTACTGTGTAAGTTCCCAAAAGACAGGGATGCGGATCATATCCAAAACCTTACTTACGATGGGCTGTTCGGTAAAGGAATTGATGAAGCTGAAATTGAAAAATATATTCAAGATCTGGAAGCCAGTGAGAATATAGAAATTCCGAAGTATGCCTTTGATTGTCACACAGTCGCAGGTAAAAAACTCGGAAAATCAAAGTTCGATTTTTTTATTGATGAATTTATTGACTTGCACGACAGAATGCCATCCCTGTTTGAAGATGAAATAAATGAGCTTCAAAATGACAGGCAAAAAGAAGAGCCAGACCATTTCAGGATCTGATATAGAAAAAATAAACGAAATCAAAAACGAACAGGGGCGAACACCCTTGTTTGTTTCTAATCCAGATCAAGCTGATAAGTTCAGGGGCGCAATTGTTCTTGGGCTAAGCTACAAATCAGCTTGCGAATATGCAGGGTGGGCTGAATCAACTTGGTACGAATGGGTACAGAAAGCAGAGGGTAGATACACTGGTCCAGATAACTACAAGCCAGAAGTGTACAGAGAATTCGTGGATGATATTAAAAGAGCCATGCAGGTTGGAAAGGTCAGCCTGTTAAATGATATCAAGAAAGATGATTCATGGCAGTCAAAGGCTTGGATCTTAGAGAGAAGATATCCAGAGGAATTTGGCAGGATTGACAGAATGGAAGTGACTGGAAAGGATGGTGAGGAAATCAAGAGCAGGAATATAACATTCACAAAAGAACTTACTGTTGATGAAGCTAAAAAACTTGACTCTGATAGTTTGTTAGCATTGCTGAAAGAATGAGTGTGGAAGTAAGCACATATCAGCAAAGGAAAAAAGACTATATTGCCTATGAGCTATGGCGCAGAAGCCAGATAGAAAAACATGTTCATGCAAGATACTGGTTGAAGCAGAAAGTTTATGATTCATTTCGAGATAATGTCATTGGGTTCATCAATGAATGGGTTTATACCTATGATCCCAGAAATATAGAAATCGGATTGCCTACCAGAATTCCGTTAAAGCTCTTTGACAAGCAAGAGGAACTGGTTAAGCATGTTCTCTGGTGCATGGATAATACGGAGAATGGTTTAATAGAAAAATCAAGGGATATGGGATTAACGTGGATCATCTGTGCGATTTTCGTACATAAATGGATTTATGAAAAAGGATTCAAAGCAGGTATCGGATCCAGAAAATTGAATCTTGTGGATAAAATCGGTGATTTAGATTCAATCCTTCAAAAGATCCGTTTCATCATAACAAACCTTCCACCCTTTTTTCTTCCAGAACAATTCAAAGCGTCAAGGGATTTAAGCTATTGCAAGATCATAAACCCAGATAACGGATCAACCATTACTGGAGAAGGTGGAACGGATATTGGTCGTGGTGGTCGAAACTCAGTTTACTTTGTTGATGAGCACGCAAAAATCGAAAAGGCAGATATGGTTGATGCTTCACTGTCACAGAATACTAACTGTATTTTGTACGGATCTACTCCATACGGAATGGGAAATCTATTTGCAAAAAAACGATTCAGTTCACAGGTCAATGTGTTCACAATGCACTGGACAGCACACCCTTTTAAAAACAAAGAATGGTATGATAGGGAATGTGAAAAATATGATGAAACTACCATTGCTCAAGAATTGGATATTGATTATTCAGCATCTGTTGAGGGAATCTGCGTTCCTGCAAAATGGGTAAGAAAATGTGTTAATCTGGATATCCCAGAGACAGGGAAAAAGCAGGCAGGAGTTGATGTTGGTGGTGGAACTGGATCTGGAGAATCTGTTTACATTTACAGGCATGGTGGTGTGGTTAAAAAACTGGAACACAAATCAAAATCGGATCCTAACAAATGGGCGTTGCAATCAGCCAGATACGCAGAAAGGGATGGAGTTCATGAATATTGTTACGATGCAATTGGTGTTGGAGCAGGAATCGGTGGAACCATTCAGGGAATGGAAAGAAAGTTCACCCCAAAACTAACAGCCGTAAACTCTGGAGATAGACCGTCAAAAAAGAGGTATGATGATAATCCCAAATTGAGAGCAGATGAACGATTCCAGAACATAAGAGCCGAAATGTGGTGGGCTGTACGTGAACGATTCAGGAAAACGGTTGAAATGATTGAATACGCAGAGAATCTATCCCTAACGTATCAGGCTTCAATGGAAGCACTTGACTACCTGCCAGATGAATTGATAAGCATACCAGATGATTCAGAGCTTATTTTACAGCTTTCGTTACCCACAGTTATTGAAATGAGTACAGGTAAGGTGAAAATCGAATCAAAAAAGGATATGGTAAAAAGGGGAATCAAATCGCCAGATAGAGCAGATGCACTTGTCTATTCGTTTTCCGATATTAAAATTAAGAAACGCAAACCACTCGGTTCACAATCAAATAAACCTATGGGTTAATCATGGCACTAAATATTCTTGCACTATCGCAAAAAAAAGCAGATGAACTTTTGGATCTGGATAAAGAATCCATTCAAACAGATTATTCAACCTACAAGCTACTATACAAAGGGGATCACTGGAGAGGTGGAAATGGTTGGGTCGGTCCAAAGCCAGAAGGTGACAACTCGGCTCAAATACTTCTAAGGATCCAGAGACAGTTTGCTTCAAAAAATGTAGTTCGTGAAGTAATTACACGACATACAAATTCTGTATTTGGTAAAAGCCCAACGGTTGAAATCCTACCTGCTATTGAGGTTGAGGAAGGGGGTGATAAAAATACTCCAGAAGAAATGAAGGAAATTCAATCACTCAAAAAAGCCGTTTCAAAATGGATGAAGGATAAGAATGTTATCTCGAAGCTCCAGAAAGCGTTAGCCATGACGTTATACGGTGAAGTAGCTATTTTGAGGTTTTATATTCCAAAATCAAATGTGGATGAAAATGGCAGACTGGTAGATACGGAATCCGTTGAAGAAGCGATTGAAAAAATCTGGTTCGACATTTCGGATATTGAGGGTGCAACTGTATATCAGGAAAGTGACACCAAGCGAAGGGTCGGAATATTCAATTATGAGAATGACGATGAAGATGAATTTGTAGAAATCACATTCAAGG